TCGGGGGCCGGCCGCAGGTTAGATGCCGTCGACGTAGGCCAGAGTTTCCGGATAAACCGGCTCTACTGCACCCAGCTTGCCGTAATAGGTTACGAGCTGATACAGGCCGCGATACTGGATCGGCACGCTCATCAGCGGAACCATCGGGAAGCGAACGTATTTCTTGTCGTTGGTGTAGAACATCATGCGATCAGAGTTCGACACGCCACGACCTTTCGCCCATTTCACCGGACGGATGTTCAGAGGACGCCCGTTCTGGTGGTATGCGATGGTGTTGGTTTCCAGATAGGTCAGCAGGGACTGGTTACCAGCGCTGGATACGATGGTGCTTGCCAGTAGAGAGAACTGCTCCGGCGGGATCAGCAGGTCCGTCGGTACCATGGAGTAAGCCGAGTTGGCCCACGCAGCACTCAACCCGGCATTAATGCTCGCCCGGATTTCGTCAGCGGTGGAGGTCGCCCAGGTCTTCGCGGCGTTGGTCGGCGTTACCTGTGCCAGGTTCAGCAGGCCTTTAACGTTCAGACCGGAATCGCCGATATAAACCTGCTCGTCCGTGTCCATGTTCCACTTCAGCTGCATGCCGTCGTACTTCTGCGTGTCGATCGGGCGACCGACTTTGGCAGCGGCGGCCAGCTCGACGACGGTCCAGCCCAGCTCCATGCCCCACAGGGTCAGCGGGAAGCCAGTTTTCGCGATATCGACGTTCGGGCCAGCGATGGCGGTAGAGTCTTTGCCGATCCAGTTTTTGCCGTTCGGGTTCGGCGTGCCGGCAGCGGCAAAGGTGGAGTTGGTGAAAGAACTGATGTCATCAGCGATCGACACGTCTTCGCGCAGCTGGATATCGCGCGACCACGTATACCCCACCAGGGGCATATTCAGTTCTTGGTCGAGGCGCTCAAGTTCGCCAACCAGGAAAGCGCCAGTGCCGTCGAGAGTGGCTTGGTCAAAAGTGTACATATTTAGCGTTTCCCTTAGATGTTATATGCGATTTCAGCGTTGCCAGCGGCATCGCCTGCGCCAGTGAAAACGGCGTTCGGCAGCACGACAGTTTCGTCAGTGACAGCCGCGCCCAGAATTGCGCCCAGCGGGCTGGCGTCGGTCGGGTTGGCATTGCGCACATAAACCGGCGCGCCTTTGGTCAGGCCGACTGCGGTGCTGCCGATGTTCACGGTCATATAACCGCGCTTCATCACGTCACCGGTGAAATTGGCGTTTGCGCCAACCTGTCGCGCCATGTCTGGCGTCGACGTGGTCGGGTACGGGCGCACGTACAGGGAGGCCGGTGATTACCGTCGCGGCGTCAGATGCTGCCAGCGGGATAAACTTGCCGTCTGCGCTGTCTTTACCTGCCAGGCCGTACTGGCTAAAAGTGTTCGCGGCATTGAGGATAACCGGCTCGGTGGTCAGGTCTTGCGGGCGTGAGATAGCCCCGGCGATGCCTACTGGCATCCGGTACAGGTATGCAACCATGGGTTTTTCCCTTATTTATTCCAGTGGGCGGCGAATGCCTTGTTCAGAGCAGCCGGAGAGTTTTTGTTGGATGAGTCGTAAAACGATGCACGCGGCGCAGTAGCTGGCGCGCTGTTACGCGCTTTGGCGATTTCGCTGGCAGGTACGAATACCGCGTCCAGCGTTGCCTTCGGCATTTTGGCGAAGTCCGGCGAAGCGCCTACCAGCGGAGTCAGCAGCGCCTGACCTTCCGGCGTTTTGAATGCCGCGTCCATGGTGGAGCGTTTGAACGCTGCCAGCTTGCCGCCTTCCGGCAGCTTCACGCCCGGCAGGATGAGCTCTGCGCGCGCCACGACGCCCTGATGATAAGCAGCATCGGTAGTTGCGCGGGTTTTCTCTTCCTTCTCCTCCGGATCGTCGCTGTCGACAGTCGCCGTAGATGTCGGGTTGATCAGCTGCTGAACCAGAAGCGCCAGCGCGTCTACTTTCGCTTCAAGCTCGCTGTTAGTCTGCGCGCCGCCTTCACCATCTTCATCAGTGGTCAGGCCGCCAAGCTCTTTATTTGGCGGCAGCGGCTGCGCGGGGTTGATAGTGATGTTTACTGCCCGCGCCAAATCAAGGCTTGGCTCGACCAGTTCTGATGGCGCGTTATCAACCAGATCAGCCAGGCTATCGGCATCCTTGGTTTTAATCGCCCGCTTCAGCTGGCTAAACCAGCCCTGATTTTTGGTAGTCATGAATGAGCTATCTCCAATTGAACAACGAATACCCGCACGACCGTTAGGAACGCCCGCACAGTGGTTACCGATAATTGAGTGCTGTCGCGCCTGACCCGGTCCTTTCTGCTCGTAGTCGGCGTCGTAGCCCATAGAAATCTGCTCGAGGCCGTTCATTACTTGCTGGATGGCTTCGGCGGTTTTGATGTGAATGTCGCCCAGCATCAGATCGGACTGGTCGCCGGTGCCGCGGCGGACATTCTGGATATGCCCGTGGGCGTAGTCTTTCCAGTTGCCCGGATTAACCATGTCTTTCGGGTGACCCAGCGTGAAGGCCATGCCTTCGAAGGAGGCGAGCGTTTCGGGCCTGAACACTTCGTCAGCGTCGCGAGTGACGACAATCTCGCCATCCTCATCGCCGATTAGCCCTTCGAGTTCGCTTTCGTCGTAGACCTGCGCGCCGGTGCGTGCGATCGGCACGTCTTTGCACAGCAGCGAGCCATCGGCCATCTCAAAGCGAGTGTTTCCGAGGCGGGTAGTGAAGAAATATTGCATGGTCAGACCTTAGCAAGCGCTCTGGTTATAGCCTTAAGCTGGCGAACGTTACCCCTGCCACTAACCGTTAGTTTTTTGATATCACCCACACTAAACAGAGTGGCCGTCATTCCGCGAGCGTTAACTACGGTTTTAGCCACATCACCATCAGCGATATGGTTCACAGTGATTTCTTTCATGATTAATCCTCGGGGACGACAACTTCGCAGTAGCAGCGGCAGTTGGGAAACTGGCCAGCGTGGCCGGTCATGCCATCCAGCGTGGGCGGCTTTGACCAGTCGACGTACTGACCTTCCATCTGCCTGTGGGAGTGGCGCACGTCGCTGTCGTCAGCTGTACGCCAGATATAGCCACGTGATCCGATAGCCGTTGATCGCGCCTGGGTGATTGCAGTTGATGCCCGGCTAACCTCAGTACGAGCAATGGTGCGCGCCCGCGCCTCAGTCACTTCGCCGGTGCGCATGATTTCCTGCTTCAGCGTGCTGGAGCGCTTGCCTGACACCACGGCATCAATCGCCTGATTGTGGATGTCGTAAACGCGATCGGCAGCCTGCAGCGGGAGCGATTTGAACAGTTTCACCTGCTCGTC